CCAACGACATGATGTGCGATGAATGGGAGGTTGTGGAGTTCCCTGCAATCATGCCTTCGGACAAACCACTGTGGCCTGAGTTCTGGAACAAGGATGACTTGTTAAAAGTTAAAGCTGCACTGCCTGTTTCTAAATGGAATGCACAGTGGCAGCAACAACCTACTGCTGCGGAAGGCGCAATCGTTAAACGTGAGTGGTGGCAAACATGGGAGAAAGAAGATGTCCCTCCGGTCAAATATATCATGCAGTCATATGACACGGCGTTCTCGAAAAAGGAGACAGCGGATTATTCAGCAATCACGACGTGGGGCGTATTTCAACCAGAAGAGGGAGGAGCAGACCACATCATCCTGCTCGATGCCCGACGAGGCCGATATAACTTCCCGGAATTAAAAGAGGTTGCTTTAGAAGAATACGAATATTGGGAACCAGACATGGTGATTGTAGAAGCAAAAGCCACTGGTACACCGTTAACGGATGAGCTACGCAGGACAGGCATACCTGTGTTGAATTATACTCCTGCCAAAGGTCGTGATAAAGTGACCCGAATGCACACCGTTGCACCAATCTTTGAAGCTGGAATGGTTTGGGCTCCAGAAAAGAAGTTTGCAGACGAAGTGATTGAAGAATGTGCTGCCTTTCCTAATGGCGACCATGATGACTTCGTAGACAGTATGACTATGGCTCTGATTCGTTTTCGTCAAGGTGGGTTCATCTCACTGGAGGGGGACGAAGAGGAAGATATGTACGTGCCAAGGAATAGAGAGTATTACTGATGTCTGTACCTCCCAATCAAATGAACGCGATGGTCGATCCTGCATTAGAAGCAGTGGCTGGTGTCGAAGTTGAAGTACCACAGGTCGAGGACTTTGCTGGTGGAGCAGAGATTATAGAAGGACCAGAGGGTGCCATCGTTCAAGCGATACAAGAACAGATGATGACTCAGGTGCAGGAGTACGATCACAATGCAAATTTGGCAGAAGCTCTTGACGATACTATCTTGGGTGAGCTTTCGTCCGAGCTCAGAGAGCAATACGAAAGTGACCAAGACTCAAGATCAGAGTGGGAAGAGGGATATACAAAAGGACTCGACCTCTTGGGAGTCCAGTATGAGGAGCGGACACAGCCCTTTCAAGGAGCGTCAGGAGTCACGCACCCGATCATCGCAGAGTCAGTAACACAGTTTCAGGCACAGGCATACAAAGAATTATTACCCGCTGGCGGGCCGGTACGCACAAACGTATTGGGCACAGCGGATCCAGAGAAAGAAGCACAAGCTGTTCGCGTCAAAGATTTTATGAACTACATGCTGATGGAGGTCATGGAAGAGTTCGATCCAGATACCGATCAGATGTTGTTCTATCTACCTTTATCAGGTTCAACGTTTAAGAAGGTTTACTTTGATGAAGCAAAACAACGACCCGTTTCTAAATTCATACCAGCAGAGGACTTGGTCGTTTCTTATGCGGCTAGTGATCTTGCGACTGCGTCGCGTATTACACACGTTCTTCGCATGGACGAAAATGAAATTCGTAAGTTACAGGTTGCTGGTTTCTACAGAGATATTGATATTTCGGCTGACTATGAGGCAGATTCTGACCCGGTCAAATCGAAAGTAAACGAGCTAGATGGCGTTGAAAAAAGTGCTACGGAAGATCTTTATACAGTGCTTGAGATGCACGTCAATCTTGATATCGAGGGCTTTGAAGACGTTAATAAGATGGGGGAACCCACAGGAATCAAGCTACCTTATATCGTCACGCTCGATCAGGGTAGCGGAGAAGTTCTAGCGATACGCAGGAACTACGAGGAGAACGACGCACTAAAACAGAAGGTGTCGTACTTCGTTCACTACAAGTTCTTGCCCGGTCTTGGTTTCTATGGCTTTGGTCTGATTCACATGATTGGAGGTTTGGGTAAAGCAGCCACTTCAATACTGAGACAACTGATCGATGCCGGTACACTAGCGAACCTGCCGTCAGGTTTCAAAGCCCGTGGTATCAGAGTTCGTAATGACGATGAGCCAATAGCACCGGGCGAGTTTCGAGATATCGATGCACCTGGCGGTGATATAAGAAACAGTATTATACCGCTACCGTACAAAGAGCCCTCTGGCACGTTGGCGCAGTTGCTGGGTGTTTTGATTGAGTCTGGCCGTCGGTTTGTTTCGATAGCAGATCAACAAACAGGATCACCAAGTTCGCAACAACAGCCGGTTGGAACCACTGTTGCATTGCTTGAGCGTGGCATGAAAGTCATGTCGGCTATACACAAGCGGTTGCATTACGCACAGAAAACAGAGTTTAGGATTCTTGCCCGACTGATTCGTGACAACATGCCACCGTCGTATCCATACGCGACAGGTGTTGATGCAGGAATCAAGCAGTCTGATTTTGATGACCGTGTTGATGTTCTTCCGGTCTCTGACCCCAATATTTTTTCAATGGCACAGCGTATAACGCTGGCACAAACACAACTTCAATTAGCACAATCTAACCCACAACTGCACAATCTACAGGCGGCGTACAAAAGAATGTATCAAGCTTTAGAGGTGCAGAACATTGACGAAATACTACCGCCCGCTCCAGAACCACAACCAACCGATCCTAGTATTGAAAATGCCAGGGCCTTGGCAGGTCAATTATTGACGGTTTTTCCTGAACAAGATCACGATGCACACATGGCAACACACGTTGCTTTACTGGTTACGCCTTTGGTTCAGGCATCGCCAAGTGTGTTTGGGATGTTGATATCACACTGTATGGAACACATAGCATTTAAATCCAGAATGATTGCACAGCAAGAGATTGAGAATGCTATGGCAAACATGGATCCAGAGCTTGCTCAGATAGCTCCACCTATTCCGGTAGAGCAAACGGAATCACGAGTAGCTCAGATAGAGGCTCAGTTAGTCACAGACTTCCTACAAAGCCTTCAACCACAACAGGGTGAAAAGCAAGATCCTTTAGTCGATATACGACAAAAAGAACTTGCGATTCGGGCGGCAGAGTCTGAGCGTCGTGCTCAGTTAGATGCTAGTAACCTGCAACTCGAAAGAGAAAAATTACAGCAACGTGCCGCTACGGACTCTGCTCGATTAGAGCTACAAGAGGATATCGCAGATCAACGTGCTGAAGTAAACCTTACAAGGATTCAGGCACAGCAGAACAGGAGATAGTGCTGTGATTTTTGAGGCCATTGCCGCCATCGAGCTTGCGAATCAGGCGATCAATGGTATCAAGGAGCTTGCCGGTCATGTCACATCTGTTGGTCAGATGGGAAAGCAACTGACTCAGTTAGCCGATGCCCACGATGAGTTAGAAAAAGAATCCGAGCAAGGATCAATGGAGGCGTTTTGGGCCTTAGAAAACATAAAAAAGAAAGAATATGAAATAAAACAATTATTTATTTACGCGGGGCGACCCGGCCTTTGGGACGATTACCAGACATTCATTCGCAACCGGAAAGAGATGAAGAGGAAGGCGGCGGAGCGTGAAAGGCTTAAAAAACTGGCTCGCAAAAAAGCCATTAAGGACGGACTTATCTATACTGCTGCTGTTCTTGCTGGTTGCTTGGTCGTCGCTGGTGGCATTTGGCTCCTACTTGCTATCATTGCTATGAAGGGAAGGTGATGTCTTGGGTGTTGATGGGAATCTTTGTTGCAGACATGACATTTTATTTTAGGATTCTTGAGATACATTCCACGCACATAGAGTGCCTGTACGCAGGAGAACAGATGGTTCAAAAGATTGGTAAGCCGTTTGTAAACTACAATGTGGTGTGCGTACCCACTAACCAGATTCAGGGAGAGATGTCCTAGTGGCTCAGAAAAAACTTCAGAGAGAATCTATCTATAATGAATACGATGAAGACGGAGACGGCATCGTAAGTGATGAAGAGCTATCTCACGTTAAGGCCATCAAAGAAACCGAAACCGCATTACGCAAAAATTTAGCGCAACTGCGTATGGCAAGATTTACATTAATTGCTATGGGCGCGTTTACAGCCGCAATGTTCTTTGTACCGATAGAGCGAGTGCAAGCTTTGTCAGACATTAGTAATCTTTTTTATATATCGGGCGCGGGTA